CAAGAAAATCAGTATCAATCATCGAATTGTCAAGTCGGCCGTCGACGAACTTGAGAACATTCTCGGCCATGTCCTGTGCTGTTGTAACAGGAACATTTTGACAAATATGATTAATGTTACGAATACCACCTTGCAAGATAAAATCATTCGGTAGTTTCATGATTGAAAGGCATTCACGAATTGTGAGGAATCGATCTTCGTCTGGATGAGTAAGTGTGAGTGGATATGCGCCAACAAATGCTCCAATATAATTCTTTGGAATATTGACACCTCTTCTCATGATATTACCACCACTCTTCAATTTACGATTCATCTCCAAACATCGTGTAGCTTGTTTATCAAATCCATTCTTTGACATCCATTTCGATACACGATCATATGTAACGCCACTATCTTCGATGTAGTGTTTTACATCATAGCTTTTTCCAATCTTATCTTGAAACTCGCTATGTGTAATTCCGCCCTCAATTTCTTCGAGGACGTATCGATAGTATGGATCTTTTGATGGAACACTTGAGCTCGTGAGGATTGACATTGGATCACTTGGATCTCGTTTCACAGAACGAATCGTATCCTCGATCTTTTCGTGTTCCCTTTTTATATATTCGAAAATCGGTACCCTTTTACCTTTCCAGAAAAAATAAAACGTCCGATCTCATACCTGTGAAAGTCCATGAAGGATACTTTTTGTTTTATAGATTGTAAAGCTGTATCCGAACTCTTCAGCAATTTCTCGAAGATCTTTAACAACAGGTTCTCCCATTTTTGAAGCGAGGCGCGGTGCGTTTTCTCCCCAGAATACTTGAGGTTTGAGTGTACCCAAGACATGACGAGCAGAGGTACGCATCCAATCATTAGCAGCAGCATCACTACTACTTGTGACACTAAGACTAGACAACCCAGCACAAGGGCAAACGGTGTTGATAACATCAACAGAAGGTACATCAGGTATCCTATCATCTCGAATAACATGATAAGGAACTTCGTTTTTATAGTATTCAACAATGTGCTGATCATTATTTTGAAATCCTTCATACGATAAAATATACTCGGGCCTTGACCCGAATACATTCTGCATCGCGATAGTTTCACCGCCAATCAGTGGTACTATACTTGCATAATTAGCCATAATTTACTTTCTGTTCTTTTTCACGGTCATTAAGTTTATATTCTTTCCTGTATATATTATTATGCTTAATGACTTCATCAAGAACACCGAATTCACCAGCAGCGAATGTAGAAAAAGCGTTAGTATCTTTCGGGAAACAAGCTCCACCAAAACCCTTCTTTCCATCCGGCCCAGGAACTTGAGTATGTGAATGACCAATTCGTGGATCTGATCCGATTGCGTTGACAATTACATTGTATTTTGAATCAGACTTATCAATTAAATCTTTGAATTGGTTAAACCATAGAACCTTCGTGGCGAGGAAACAATTAATTCCATATTTAACGAATGAAGCTTCCATTGCTGACATATGCATGACCGGTGCAGGTTTACACTGGCTATACTTTTCATAAAGCTCTTGTACACGCTTTGTAATTAATAGATGACCACCCAGAATATGCATAGGAGGATTGATAAAATCTTCGAGATGATTTGCTTCAGTCAGAAATTCTGGATTGTAAATTACATTCGAATCTGCTTTACTCAGTTCATCAACAACATCTGGTGTTACCGTTGATTTAATAACGATAGGACAGGAAAAAGCGGCAAGTTGTTTTACTACATCTTTCACGATCGATGCATCAATCTCACCGTCTTTACCAAATGGAGTAGGTACACAAACAAAAGCTGCATCTAATCTCTGTTTGCCTTTAATATCATCGAGTGATGTATTATAGAGTGGATCGGCAATAAACTTTTCTACATGCGAAGTGGAAAAGCCATGATCTACGGCTTTCCCTACATATCCATGTCCTACGATTGCGATATTAATTGACATTATAGTACTCCTTGTACCATGCTACAAAATGTTTAACACCTTCATTGATTGCTGTTGTTGGCTTATAACCAAGCTTTTGTAATTTGCTCGTATCTGACCAAGTTTCTGGTGTATCAGCAGGATGCGCTGGAACTTTATCATAAGTGCCTTTACGTCCAAACTCATTTTCAATTGCTTCGACAAAATCCATTAGCTGAACTTGTTCGCCATAACCAATGTTATAGATCTCATGCATTCCACCTTCATACTCATTGTCATTTGACGTGATTTGGTCTACAACCAAAATAATACCTTGTACAATATCATCTACATAAGTAAAGTCGCGCTTCATGTCACCATAATTATAAAGCGTCAATGGAGTATTATTTACGAGAGCATCGCTGAACTTGAATAGTGCCATGTCTGGCCGGCCATAAGGACCATAGACAGTAAAGAAGCGAAGACCGATTGTGCGATCAAGTTTTGAATGCATAAATTGACATTCATTTGCACGCTTTGACCAGCCATAAGCATTATTCTGATGACCGGGCCGATCATGCTCGTTCCACGGCAACGGCTGGCCATGCATTACACATGAGCTCGAAGCATACACTACAGGCGTGTTGAACTCTTCTGCAGTTTCAATGAGTCGCTGACTCCCAGTAATGTTCGTATCAATATAATGCTGTGGCTCTTCCATCGAATGTCGTGGATTTGCATATGCTGCAAGATGAAGAATAACATCTGCATTTTTAATAGCAGCATGATATGAATCTGGATTTTGAATATCATCATTGATAATATCGATACCAATCTGATTCAGCATTGCTTCACGAGCATGTTTTAGTTTAGGATCATAATAGTCGTTGAAGTTGTCAATTCCTGTTACATTCCATCCATTTTCTTTAAATTTGCGGGCTGAATGAAACCCAATCATGCCGGCGATGCCGGTGATAAAAATAGTTTTCATGCGAAAAACTCCTCGAGTCCTTGTGGTTGGTGTTCGTCAGTAGTAGCAAGTTGAATGATTTCATTCACAACGGTGTTACCGTCTGAATGTTGTTTCCAAAACTCAAATGCCATTTCCCTCCAATCATCTCTCATCGTAGGATCATTTTTTAGTTGAGTCATGATATTCTTGCATTCTTCGAAGTTAGAATAATCTAGACCAATTGTACCAGTATTTGTGCACTGGGATACTGGTTTACCCTGTACTTTATGTATGACATTATCACAGAAGTGTTTATGAAAGATTGGAACTGAGCCGGACGCAATGATCTCGGCATGACAATTCTCAATATTATTTCCATAGGTTTCTGCTTTTAAGTGATACAGATCTGAACCAAATGCTGATAACGATAAGCGTTCCATACATTCTGAATTCATATATTGTGGATAAAGATAAGCACCTTCACCGATCTTTTCTTGTCCGTAGAACTCTGGCAAAAACTTTTGTGTCTCACCATGTTGTTTTTCTGGCCGAAAGTAATTTACAACTTTACGACGATCAATGGGTGTTTCATTTTTATTGTCTCGATATAACACAAGTGGATACTGAATACTTGCTTCGAGTCCTTCTAGAATAGTAATAAATCCGTTATCCATCAAAGCATCTTGATGGAAATCGATCATTAATGCTGGACCTTTCCACATTGCTGTACGGCCAATCCATCGAACATAATGATCATTTTGTTCTTCGATAGGACGCCAATACTTTGCGCGGTGGCCATCGTAATCAAAGCCAAGTCCCATCTTTTTAATCGGTGTATACACTTTATTTTTCTTAGCGAATCGACAGAAATCATTCTCAAGTGAATGAGTCATAATAACATCAACTTTACCACAGATTTCGGCAAGATTCGCGTTACGAGCAATTGATGCAGACTTGTGGTCTACATTGATGAATGCTTTTCGAATATTAATTTCATCAAGAAGTTTTAGAAAATTATCTTGACAATCTTGTGGATGGGATTTTGATGGAATAGAATACACAATACAAAGATCGTGTAGATTAATTAATCGAGCCATTTGCTCCCATTCCGTACCGACAGACATTTCTGCCTGTTCGATTTGTAGGCCTTTAGCTCTACCCCATTTCTTATCGTTTGCAGAAAGGATTGTGGCTCCTGTTACTTTTTGCATTTGAATAGCACATTGAGTAACTCCGCAGCCCTCGGTCCCACGACCGAGTAGAATGATAGTCTTCATATTTCTCTCCTTACTCGATTATTATACCATAGTCGAGTCTATTTGTAAATATAGTTTATTTATGAATTTTAATTATTGAACGTTGCTCGTTATAACGTCAATAGCTTCTTTCGCAGCATCTGCTTCTTGTTTCTTTTGAGCTTCTACTGCATTGTCGAGTTCTTTAAATGCAATTGTTGCTCTCAGTTTTGAATACAACCCTTCATTAGACATGAGACGAGTTTTGATAACTCTATTTGCTACAGCATCTTTATATTCCAAAAGAACATAAGCACGATATTGAGTGCCGTTTGGAACGATCTTAGATTCTTTAATCGTATAACCAGCAACATCGGCATCGGCAATAATATTACGAGTCACCTGTTCAAACTCATTTTGAACTGTACTATCAAAATCGGTACTACCTAGTTTTGCTTTAAAGATTTTCATCTGTGAACGCAACCGGCTGTTTACTCGATCTGCTAATGTAGTCTTTGCAGAAAGTACTGCAATATCCACAGCTAGTTGTAGATCTGGTGTTTGAGATGTTCCGACAGCATATACTGCATCATCTTCCTTAGGAATAGCGGTATACCATTCAGGCATTTCATCGATTTGCTTTTCGACTTGATCAGCTTGGTATTTAAACATGTGCTGCGACATTGCGATGTCTGGTGGGGTTTTATCACATGCTGCTATAAGACCAACGAGCGGGATTAAAGCTAGTTTTTTCATTCTATACTCCATTAAGTGCTGCGACAATATTATCGCGTATACCTGAACTAACAAACCATGTTAGAATTTGTGGTTGGTAAATGACGAGCGTAATACCACTTATTACGCCAAGTAAATATCTAATCATTTTATAAAAGCTCCTAAGATATTACCAATATTAGTTTGAAAACCAAGATTAATTCTTAA